ATTAGTACACTCATCAATAAGAGACATAAACTTATCAGAAACATTAATACCGTGATGAAGGTTAAGACACTTACGATGAATGTCCCCACCACTTGGCTTACGTATTTCCAAAAATTCTTCAATCTCAGGGTGTGAAATATCTTGGTAACTTGCATAACTTCCTCTTCTCGTTTTACCTTGAGAGAACGCTAACATTTCTGAATCAACAACGTGCATGAATGGTATTGAACCAGTAGATGTTGAGCCACCAGAAGTAGATGTTCCATCACTTCTAACGTCACCCCAATAACCACCAATGCCACCACCTACTGTTGCTAACCAAGCGTTCTCTGTGTAATGTTTTGTTAAACCTACTCTGCTATCTGGTACGTAATTTAAAAAGCATGAGATAGGCATTCCTTTTTTAGTTCCACCATTTGTTAAGATAGGTGTTGCAAACATGAACCATAGGTTCGACACATAACTATAAATTCTATCAGCCATTTCATCATTATCTGAAAAAGCTTTTGATACTCGCATGAATGCTTCTTGAGGACTTTTCTCCTCATCAGTTAAGTATCTATCTTTTAATATTTTTAATCCAGCCTCGGTTAGTAATGTATCTTTGCTATAGTCCATGTTTATTTTAGTCCTTTTGTTGTTGTGTTGTTTCTCTTTCTTTCTTTTCGCATTCCCCGGCGATTGCCATATAAGCCGAGGCGTCCACATAAGTGTCATCAGTTCTGTTACCTAACATTGTCCTTGCAACTTTTAATAGGCTCATCATTACTGCTACATCGTGTGGACTAATTCTTCTTTGTAAATAGATTGTCCAAAAATTTGCGATGTTCATGTGGTTAAGATACTTGTCACCATACTCTTTAGCACGGTCACCAGCCACTAACTCTTTAGCTTTGTCTAAAAAATCTTTTGTGGTTTTTAAATCTTCCATAAGTTTATCTCTCCTGTTGTTTTATTGTATTCACCATGTCTTAATATTCTTGCTACTTGTGCTTGTTGCAATGCGTCAGCTTCAGTTAGATTATTTTTTTCATAACTCTTAACCACTAGCTGCCACATATCTTTTACGGACATTGCTTTATCCGTTAAAATTTTTTCAGCAGTTTTTATTCCAACTGAGGGACAGCCAGTAAATCCATCAACGCTGTCCCCAGTTAGAGTTTGTATTAAATGCCACCAATCACATTCATTCTTTTTTCTTAGGACTATATTTTTTCCGTCCTTAGAAATGTATGAAGGTATTTGCATTAGGTCTTTATCCAAAGAACATATAATTCTTTGCTCACCTTTGTTTGGCTCAGTGGCAAGTATACCGAGAACATCATCTGCTTCTAGATTAGGAAGGACTATAGCATTATACTCTTCCTTTAAATGTTCTCTTAATGCTCCTAATACTAAAGGCTTACGTTTGCTTTTACGATTATCCTTATAGCTAGGTAATACATCTTTTCTAAAATTCTTAGAGTCAGTTAAAGCTATAGTTATATTGTTTGTCTCTAAGTTTTCTTTTAGATTTTCAATTTCTGTATACAGTAAACTTTTTGCATAATTTTCATCTGCGTGAAGTGTCCATAATCCCTCTCCCCAATTGGTATCTACCTCTGCCATAGTGGCAGATTTATATGCAATAATATCACCATCAATTAGCAATCTTCTTTTCATTAATCCTCCAGTGGATAGGTTATGTTAAATTTTTTTGTGTAATTAATTCTGCAAGAGGTAGTAAAACTAAAGTGCTTTTATATCCGTCACCACCTTTTACTTTTCTTGCGTTTGGAAATTTCTTTTCCACTAAATTTTTTACACGCTCTATAGGAAATATAAATGTTACATTATATTCATCATCAGTATCAGGAGAACACAATGAATGTATCCACCATTTTACATTATTATTATCCGGGTGATATAAACCACTCGGCTTGTCACTACACTCAACCTCAATACATAAATTATCATTCCTAGACCAAGACGAAAACCTTTCAGTTTTAACCTCGGCTACAGAATTATCCATGTTAAGTGTAGTAAATATTTTATCTTGATGTGCTTCACCAAATGTTAAATCGTTTTTAAACTTACTCATATTAATGCGTTCCACTCCAATTATTTGAGATTTTATATTCGCCAGTTAATGGCACTCTTAATTTGAAATGTTCGCCAGTTCGTTTAATACATTCGACAGCTAACTTTCCTACTTCTTCTGCTTTGTCTTTATCACATTCAACTTGTATCTCATCATGTACCCACAACAATTGTTGAACACCTTTAATATGACTAACAGCTTTATCAAATTCAACTAGCCATTGTTTACAAACAATAGCACCAGCACTTTGTAATAATGTATTCAATGCGCTGTGTTGATTTCTGACTTTTACTTTTCTTTTATCAAGACCAAGTAAGTAGCCACGCTCTGCAACTAACTTAACTTGTTCGATTAATTTGCTTAATGCTGGTAATCTATTAAGAAATTGTTTTCTTACTCTCGCTGCGTCACGATTTGATTTACCAGTTACCTCTGCTATCTTTGCCACTCCAGCACCGTAAAGCCAAGCGTACAGAAAACGCTTACTTGCGTCTCTTGTATCTAGTCCAGCTAATTTTTGATTTGTAGTATGTATGTCACCATTGACTACAATGTCAGCATACTTACCGTTATCAAACTTTGCTATGTAGTGTCCAAGTAGGCGTAACTCTAATCCTGAAACGTCAATCCCAACTAAAGATTTAGTAGGTGGTACAGTAAACAATTCTCTAAACTGTTTTCCATAAGGAATGTTAACAGCCGGGACTTGTTGTAAGTTAGGTCTACTTGCAGTCGCTCTCCCGGTAACAGCATTGTTTGTATTAACTGTACCGTGTAAGCGTCCATTCTTTTCTAATTTTAAATAAGCATTACTACCTTCTGCTAACATACCTATGCGTTTTTCTAATAAGAAATAACGTGCTAATAATTTAGCTTCAGGATAATCTAAACTATTTAAAACTTTATCATCTACTTTTGGTTTACCATCAGGAGTAAACTCTTTTGGTTTCCAATCGTATTTAGTTTGTAATCTATTAGCAATGTGTTGTCTGCTTGAAGGATTAAACTCAATGACTTTATCTTTTAATGGCTTACCTGTTTTTTCAGAAACTCTTTTAATAGTTATAGGTAAAAAAGTTTCTTCCATTTCTTTTCTAATGTTTTCTCTTTCACTAGACAATTCAGAATACAAGGCTGTTGCTTTTTCTTTATCAAACATTATGCCATATCTTTCTTGCCTACCTATTAAATCAGTTACAGCGTGTTCAAGTTCTAGTGATTGCTCTGAATATTTTTGCTCCAAAATTTTTCGGTATAAAGTATAAGTAACTTCTACATCTTGAATACAATACTCAAGCATTTCTTCATTATACTCTGACCAATCAGTTTCAATCTGTTGTTTATAATTTCCTAGTCTAACTCCCCATGCTTTTAAGCTGTGCTTGTTGACTAATTGCCTTGGAAAATCTTTTGTATGAACTCTAGTCATGTCTGACTCCATTAAGTCTGACCAAATTAGGCGTGTTGCTACTAGAGTATCAAATACTTTAGCTTTAGTTTTAAATTGAAAAAGTTTTTCTAATGCTGGAATGTCATACTTAATAATATTATGTCCAATTATAGTTTCAGCTTTTTCTAATTTGTTTGTCCCTTCCCACCAATTATCTCTAGTGTATGATGTGATTTCATTTGTATCTATATCTTTTAAGACAAGACAATGAAGCTGTGACACATCATCAAGTAATCCGTTTGTTTCTATATCAAATACATAACTAGACATTCAAATTTACCTTTACTAATTTAATAATGTTACAAGAAGGAATGACCGTAGAAGAACCTGCGTCACCTAAAGTGTTATCTTTTTTATAATTAAAATCACTCATTAGAATATGAACGTCTTCATCTTTTTTTATAAGCCAACCTGTGCTAACACAAACACATGGCTTAGATTTTAATGCTTCTGACATTTCTTTCCATGAAGGGTCTGACTCAATGTCTTTCCAATAAGCAACATAGAACCCATAGTTAAATGGTATGCTAGGTAGTTTTATTTGTCTTTTTTTCACGCTTAAATTTCCTTCCTACAAAAAATACTATTACATTTTGAACTGTGTTTATTGTTACCATTGCAAGTAACCAAGCTTCCCAAATTTCCATCAATGAACCGTAGCAATCTCAACTAAAACTCTAGTCGCTGCCTCATCAACAATTGATAATTCATTCAATGTTAAATCGGCTGAAAGTTTTGTTGCTAAGTTTGGTACTTGTATTGTTACTTCAATAAATGGATTAGCTTTTGTAAATTTAATAGCATTAGAAATCTCTTCTGTTACAGTCCAATACTCAGAAGTCATTAGCTGACTCCGTTGTTTCAATTAAACAAGAAGTCTCATCATCAAAGAATAGTGTTCCACATTTTCCTGTGTCACCGTTATGTCTATTCTTTAATACTCTAACTGTTGTATAATTTTTCTTTTCTTCATCATTTTGATTTCTCTCTAAAGATATAACGCCATCACTAAGTTGACTGATAGCATGACTACCTCTCAAAGAATTAAGAGAGGTTTGTACTCCGTCCTCATATCCTTTGTTACCTTCTGGTCTTCTTAAATGTGAAACTAAAATTAATCCTATTCCTGTCTCTTCAACTAAGGTTCTAAGCTTAGTCATTGTGACATCAATTAATTTTCTTTCGTCTAAACTTTCTAAACCAGAAATGACAATTGAAAGATGGTCAAGAATAACCCACCGTACACCAAGACCTTTAGCAAGATAACGAATTTTGGATAGGAGATTCTCAGACTCGGTACTTCCAAAACTATCATATAAATAAAGTAAACCACTACCCACTGTTGAACTAAAACTATTTCTAAAGTCATCTTCACTGACCCCTTCTTTTGTTAAGTGTAATGGTTTTTGTAAATCTATTCCCATAATACCTAGAGCAGTACGCTTAACGCTTTCCTCTAAGGCAATGTAACCAACACTCTCACCTTGCTTAATTAAGTGGTGAGCAATTTGCCTACACAATTGAGACTTACCTTGTCCTGTTCCTGAAGTTACAGTTATCAATTCTCTTCTTCTCATTCCAAGTGTTTTTTTATTTAAGCACTCAAATGGATATGGAATTGTTTCTGTGTCATCTTCCTTTACCAATGTTTCAAAAATATCTTGGCCAGAAACTATTCCGTCAGGTCGATACTCTTTAGCACCCCACATACAATCTATTAATTGTTTTGTTTCCCCGGCTACTAACATTTCGTTAGGGTCTTTACGTGGTAGTGTTGCTATTCTACATTTGTTTGGTGTAAATAATTTAGAGCAATCCTCTGATGCTTTTTTACCAGCTTCATCATTATCAAACATGAGAATAATTTTTTCAAATTTCTCAAGCCATTCTAATTGTTGTTGTAAATCTTTTTTAGCACCTTGGCTGCCAGTCTTAACAGATACTACAGCCCATTTATTATTTTGTATTTGAGACAAACTCATTGCGTCTATCTCGCCTTCAACTATACACACTTGCTTACCACCGTCACGCCACAAGTTTTGTCCAAAGAGTACAGCTTGTTTGCTATCCCCTATCCATTGAAAAGATTTATTTGGGTAACGTAATTTCTGTGCAACTAATGTGTTATTTTTGTCGTAGTAGTTTGCAATTTGAACAGTAGCATTATTATGCTTACCAATTTTGTAATTAAATTTATTAACTGTTTCTTTATTTATTTTACGTTTAACTAATGGTCTTGTTTCACCTGATATTAAATCAGAATTAACTTCTTTCAATGGCTTGTCCTCGTTGTTGTAATTAAAATAATATTGACCACAACCAAAACAATGTCCGTGGTTATCTGAATAGACTGCTACGTTATCTTTCGAGCCACATTCAGAGCAAGGTGCATGGTAAAGAAATTCGCTTTCTTCCATTGCATAATCCTTAAAAAAATTTTTGGGTAAAAATAAAGCCGACTCAGAGGGTATCCAAGTCGGCACTACGAAAGGGTTACCCTATGAAAAGTAACGCCTCTCAAATCTTATATACTACTTTATTTCATTTAGCCACTCCTTCGGAATAAATTTGTCTGCGTATTTAAAACCATGTTTCTCACACCACATGGCGTAAGTAGTTTTTGATTTTTTAGAAATCTTTGTCTTAGAATTAGAAAAGACAAATCGTAAATCAAGTTTAGGATATTGTTCTTTTACTAATAAAGTCTTTTGTTTATCTGCTGTTAAAAATCTTCCTTTACCCTCTATGTGCATAGATACACACCAGATT